TTTGATCTTAACGATATTGATATCGTTATTGAGGGACTGGTCATCTACTGCGCCAGCCTCCACAAACCACTTAGCGTAACCAGCCAGCATGAACATCTTAACCATTGAGTTTAACAGGTTATTGATGTTTGAAGCGATCGCGCGTACCTTATCAAAAGATGACTGACCTCTCAGTTCCTCTTCGTTTTCCACGGCTACCAAGCGTTCAATAGGCAGTTCACCGTGTTCATAAGACAAAGGTCCATGCTTCAAAAGGGCCGCATTTACGAAGCAAGCCTCATACCCTTGGGGCAGATACTTAGTCCGTTTGTGATAGAAATGAATCTTGCGACACATCCCTTTCATTACTACGGATTCCATAGTTTCAAAGTCAAAGACTCGCGCCTCCTCATCTGAAACGATCTTGTCGGCCTTATCCGGGTAATCCAGCTTCAAAGCGTCCACATAATCCAATTCGATTACGAAGCAGTAATTAACCTTTTCCCAGGATTCAGCCATCTCATAGAACACCCAGAAGGCGGTTTTATTCACCACTTCGATGTCACCCAAGTTTACGGAGGCAACAACGGGCTGGGAGTCTTCCAAAGTCTCATTCTTCAGGCCAATAGCAGGACCAAGGTCAGGATTCCATCTAATCCAAACAAATGATTCCCCGACAATCTGGGAGCCTTTTAGGGTCTTTTGGTACTTAGAGTCCAATTTCTGAGCGGTTTCAACGTGGCTCAGGAACCTTTTGGCGGTCTTAGCGTCGTTCTTGTCACGGGCCTCGTCGTGCATAGGGATGACCGCGACCGCAGGCTTAAGCTCCATGATACGGGCTGTTTTCTCGTCAGCCACGTCAGAAAGCAAAGGAAGGACCATTTGCGGGCTGAACTTCTTTTGAGTTTCTAGGACGTCTCTGGGATAAAAAACACGATTTTGGTATTGTATGCCCTTGTATCGAAGCAGGTTGTTCTTGGCTCTTTCAAGGTAATTAGTGTTCTGATTCTTCAGACTCACTAACTGCTGTTTAAGCCACGTCAAAACCACGTCCTCATTGCTTAAATCAATGGCAAAGAATGGCCTTTGGTTCTGGATAACGTCTAAGTCCTCTAACGACTCCCAATCAATCATTTTTGAATCCTTTTCTTACGAAGTTCTAAAGCTTCCTGCTCGGCCTCAGTCAGAGGGTCGCCAATTTCTTTATACGGGTCAAACATACTGCCCATTTCTGGGGCGAAGCCTTCCATCATTTTATTGGTGTCCACGGGCTGATACTGCACTACATGAGTGCTAAAGAACCCCTTAGCAAGCATCAAAGCCAAGGTGATGACAGAAAAGAATAGGGCGATTGACCCCACAATAAGTGCTGCGATAACCATTAAAACCCTCTCAAACGTTCGATCATTTTCTTCTTAATAAGCTCAATTTCTTCGGCTGATGCTACATCTGGGGACTGACCCAACAACTGCTCCTGCTCAACCTTTGCCCTTTGTTGGGCGCGCATCTCCTCAACCATTGCAGGCAAAACGTCTGTTGTAGCGGGTTCACCAGTTAGTCCGTGGCGCTCGGAATAACCAATAAATTGCTGCGGATTCCAAGCCTTATTCTTATATTTCGGGTTAATTTCCATCAATCCAGCTCCCTATAATCACCGTCGAAATTGAAGTCGTCCTCAATGCGGTAGCCGCGTGGCTCTTCGACCTGTAGCTTACGAGGTTCTAATGTCTCTGTAAAATCAAAACCTAAAGCCCGCAAAGCATAAGCGCCAGATTGAAGCAGATCATCCTCTTTGTCTGGAAGCCGGCCTTTTTCATCCAGGATGTAGTTATCTAATTCTTTCTTAAGTTCCGGCGTAGCATCGGTCAAAGTCAGAAGACCGTGGACTGCGACACCTCTCCAGCACGAAATCTCACCCTGGAGACCATTGGTCTTATCGCAGGGCTCAAGCCACATCTTGTTTTCCACGTCGATTTCATTGATTTCTTGAGCATACCAACGTGCCGCGTTATCGTAGACGTATCGCACATCTTTAATGCCGCGCTTGCGGAACTCTGCCACGCGCTCCAATGTCGCCTGATACATACGCCTAGCGGTCATATATTCAGGTCTAGTCTCGTGGATCTCGCCGACAGAGATGACTCTTTTGTTGAATGGGTTATACAACCAAAAGGTTATACCAAACGTGCTAGATGACGCGGGGTCCTTGCCGACCATTAAAATCCATTTATGGGAATCTTTAGGCCAAGCTTCCTCAAGTGGAACCAAGGACATTTTAGCGATCATTGGGAATACTGAACGATGGCCGCCGATAACCAGTTCTGCTAAATATTCCCTGCGGTAAACATCCTCAAGACCAGCCTCAATCAGCTGAATCCTTTTCCTCTCAAGCCAGCCTTTGTCATTATGGTGGTTTTCTGACGATGGAACCTGGATAAAGAAGCTATGCTCAGTGTCCTTTTTCATCGCGTTCATACGATCTATGAAATAAGTGTGCTTCTCTGGCGGGGTTCCGATATATACCATTGGCGCATTATATCTGGCCCTATTCGGGTCCATCGCTTCGATGGCGTCTTGGGGCACGTCCTTCGCTTCATCCCAACAGACTATACCTCTTGGCTTGATACCCCTTAGCTTCTCGGAGTTATTAGCTCCTTCAAGCTTAATAAATGATCCGTTTTTAAATGTGATACGAAGTTCGGTATTGTTAATGGACTCAATCCAATCAGGTGGACCAAAGGACTGGATTCTGTTTGAGGCCCACATGATTTCTTTCATCTGGTTGTATAGAGGGCCTATGAAGTAGTTCTCAGATCCAGGGTTTTCCATGGCCCATCGCCACAAGCAATAGGCCGTTACTTCCGACTTTCCAGCTCCGCGCCCACACATTGCCCCAAGGTCTCTTTTTCCTTCGTAGAACAATGCGCGGACAAATTTAATCTGCCACGGGAGCGGGGTCCATCGGCTGTTTAGCTCCTGGAGGTTTGTTGCGAGCTGGATAAATGACTCTTCATCAATCATTAAACCCTACAGACTTTTTTCTCTAATCTAAGTTGTTTCTTCCTGGCTTGAATCTTTTCTTTATTATCAGCGTAATATTTCTTTCTTTCTGCAAGGATTTTTTCACGATTGGCCTGGTAATCCTTGTTGTCTCTTTCTCTCATGCAAATTTTACAAACTCTATTTCCTGTTTTCGTTTTATAAACAGAATCAACCGTATATTCATGACCATATGGACAATGCGTCTTCTTCTGATTTTTTCCTCGTCCCTTGTTGGCCATATCTGCCATGTTATCAAAAGCACTTCCTTGGCGAAGATGATTATAATTCACACACTCTGGGACATCGCACGAGTGCAAAATCATCATACCTTTTTCTATTTCTCCGATAAATAATTCGTAAGAAGCCCTGTGGGCCCTCTTATTCTGAGAGCCATCGTAATTAAATCTGCCATATCCATCTTTATCACCAGATCCGGTCCACAACCAGCAACCAGTATTAGGTTCAATTTCGACGCTATCCATGAACCTATCAATGATATGTTTCCTTTTGTTTTTCTCTTTTTCTAACTTCCTGCCTAAAATTTGATCTTCATTGAGGCCTTTAAACTCAAAGTAACGAGCCATGGAGCGATCTTTGCCGCATTGCCTGCATGCTCCTTTTCCGTAAGTTCCAACTTCGTTTAAGACATGTCCTCTTTTGCACTTATCTCTTATTTTCTTCATCTTTCACCTCATTTAAAATCAGCCAGGTCAATCAGGCTTTGCATCAGACTTCCCTATCGGCAGAGCCGGGGCATCAAAGTGGGTATTCATAGCCTTAATAACATCATCTGTGTTCACATCTTTAATAGAGGCAGGGGCAAATGGATCTGCTGCAATAACCCGTATAGCGTCAGCAGTGGTCATAGGAGCCTTATCGTCACCTCGATCTGACACGTCTTGGATGGCAATGGCTGACAACTCAGGATGTTTGAAGCGAGCTAACTTAAGGTTAATTGCTGCCTTATCGGTAACGCATTTAACGGCGGTAGCAAGATATTGGGTCCCAGCATCAGCCGAGCTACTATAACCTCGAAGCTCCTTAAAAGCCCTGAGAGACTCTGATTTAAGCTCATCCAGCTCTTTAATTGCCTTAATAACCTCTTCTAAAGGGTTGTGCCCAAGGCGGTCTAAATGGAATGAAGCAAGCAGTGATTTAGCTGATATTGCCCCTTTCCCTTTAGTCCTAGACACAACTATTTTCCTTTATTCTTGCTAATTGCAAATAACTTGCATTAAGTTTACGCGGCGTATTGTTAAAGTACATCTTTAAGTAATTGTTTAAGCTGATCTACGATGTCTTTGTAAGAACCTAGTTTTTTGTGAAGTTCATTTATTTCTTTTTGCAGCTTTTCGCATTTTTTCTCGAAACTGTGGTCGTGGCTTTTATTCCATGTTGAATATGGGCCAATATAAACTCTTCCTGGTTCCACTGTTATATCTGATCGCAGGGTTACAAATGGATAGTCCTCTGGATTATGGTACAGATATACAGGAACGGCCTTTTGTTCTTCATTTTCTTTAGTGATGCGCTCTAAGTCTCGCCATTGCATAACTAACCTCACTTGCATTACGGTACTGCGTCATTAAAACATTTTAATCTCAGAAAGACTATTCGGTAAATTCAAAATGATCTGATTTCATGTTCACCTTTTTTAAACTCCACTTTTCACCTCACTTGCGGACTTCTTGGCAGAACCCAATAAAACCTGCCGGACCGTTTTTATCGAAATTATTTTTCATATTTTGAGCAGCATTAAGACATTGATTTTTATCTTTAAACTCATAGTTTGATGTGCTCACAAAATTTCCTCTAGTAATTATGAAAAACAAAACCCATACTGTCATATTCACCTCACTTGTTATCTTAAGTCCTTCTCATAAGCCTCAATAGAAATCAGGATCTTGGCCTCGCGCCTCTTCAGGAACCGCATCATCTCTTTAGCCTCTTGGACTAGCATGATGTCAAAGGCCGCTTCAAGGGCTTCAGCGCACTTTCTCGTGACTTCTAATTGGATTTTCAGGCTTTTAAGGTACTTTTCACCGTTAGTCATGACTTCTTTGGCCTTCCAGGTTTCTTTTTCTCAGGCTCCACCTTAGGCGGCTCCAGCATTGTAAGAATTTCCTTCAGATTAGTCGGCGGCAAGTCTAGGAACCGCTGTCTAATAATGAAATCCTCGCGCTCCTGGATCAGATCCCCGATAATGGCCTTAACCTTGTTTACGTCCAGGTCGTGGCCCACTTGGTCCTTAAAAACATCTGGGAAAGCCTGCAAAAGCCCCTCAAGTTCTTCTTTTGATTTTGGTCTCATGTTTATTCAATTATGGCAATAATTATTTTTATCATTGAAACAAACCAATGTTTTGATTATACCTAGATTCATCAAAGGGGTGAAATATGGTAAAGCAATCTTTTAAAAACATGACGCTTAAGCAAGCTGAAGCAATCAGAGACAATCAGTATCGCTCTGCGGACAATTCTCAGGACTATTGCCCGTTTTCTATTCAAGAAAGAATCCTTGAAATTAAAATGAAACAAGCTAGTAAAATGATTGGCTTACAGGAAGAACCTCAAGTTGTTTTTGATAACCAGTTGTCCGGCCTTATGTCAGTTACAATGTCCGGAAAGCACCTTTTGTCTTTGATTGATTACGCTCTTAAGACTGCTACCTTTTCCTGTTCTGTTGAAATTGAGTCTAACTTTGAGACACGTCACGGTGGCGAAATGCCTGTTATGATCTACGCAGATATTAGACTGGTTAATGGTGCTCCTGAGATTGAGTATTTGGATATTTTCAATCAATCTGGCAATAGTGTGAATCTAGATGCAAATGACTTGCAAATAGAAATGTTAATGGACGAGTTTTGGAAAAAATACAGGGAGTCTTATGACGCTTGAAGCTATCCGAACGGAAATGGCCCGTATTAAAGAGCTACGTCGAACCGATGTAGATGCAGCCAGGGAACAGTGGAAAGCCCTCAGAGACCGTTTAAACGCTTATATCAAGAATAATAGGCTACCTGAGATGTGGAGTAAGATTTTGCTTGAAGAGTTGGGGAAGGTTTGAGAAACCTGATTCCAGAAAAAAAGAAACCCAGAGTTTTTAGGCCCTGGGTTGCTTAGAAGTAACCGTTAAATCACTTCTAAGTTTTGACGCCAAATAAGTCAAGTCTTTTCTTCTCGGGCCAAGTCAGGCTCAGATAAATCAGCCAGGTTGAGCTTATCAATCACTAGGTCTGGTCCAAACCAAGAGGACCCCCCGATGCAAGGCCTAACAGGGGTTAAACTAGGCATCACACGCATGAAAGTGCGGAGTGTCCATATTGGATTGAAGCGGGTAAGGGTAAGCTAGAAATAGACCCCTAGGGCGTATGATTAAAGATTTGGTAAAGGCTGCTTAGGATTAGCGGTAACGATAGAGACGGTCATATACACTCATCTCCGGTGGAGTTCAGTACTTATTCAATATGGATGGAATACAACATAAGGAATCGTAGTCTTTGAGACAGAGCCGAACTAATGATAGGCGATCACTTTGTTTCCAAGTCTTAGTGTTGATAGGTTGCTAACCAATGCCCCTGAAGCAAGAGGGGGAATGTCAGGTTGGACTACGATGAAATATGTGAATGGATCATGTTGCTGTATTGCGGGTTAGTGCAAGCAAGCAACAAGTCTCTCGGAGCAATGATATATAAAACAATCTGTAATTTATTTATAGGAGTAAAAATGACTGAACAAAAGCAGCAAAAATCGAGCAGTCTGTAAATAAAACATGACTTTAATTAACTATTGAAACTATAAATTTGAAAAACTAAAAGATGCTTAAGAGGTGATTATGCAATTCTTAGAGGAACTTATTTCTTCCGTTAACTCATTGCCATTGGATGAAAAGGTTCAGGCAATCAATGAGATCAAAAAAAGACTTCATTCAATTAGTCCGTTTTCAAGTGAGCCTGTAGATTGTGTTCTTTGGGTTAAAAACACTCAAGTTACGGCTAATGACTACAACCCAAACAGCGTAGCTCCTCCAGAAATGGCCCTTCTTGAGCATTCTATCTCAGAGGATGGATATACACAGCCTATCGTTACCTGGCCCCGTGAAGACGGGTTTAACGAGGTTGTGGATGGGTTCCACAGACACAGAGTTGGGAAGGAATCAGAAATAGTTGGAAAACGCGTTCAAGGGTATCTTCCAGTGGTTGAGATTAGAGATAGTCAGACTGGTAAAAGTGACCGCATTGCTTCAACCATTCGTCATAACAGAGCCCGAGGAAAACATAAGATTCAGGCTATGGCAGATATTGTCGTTGAGCTTAAGAGAAGAAACTGGTCTGACGCAAAGATTGCCAAGAATTTAGGTATGGACGAGGACGAGGTTTTGAGACTTTGTCAAATCACTGGAATGGCTGAATTGTTTGCAGATGCGGATTTCTCTAAGGCCTGGGATATAGGTTTTGATGGACCTGCTGAAGACATTGATTTTGAGGACTCAAATGAAGATTAAAAGGATCTACCACACTTGGGACAAATGGGAATGTTATCCTGCTGGGTTTTATGAAAACTCTAAAGAAGGAATGACAAAGAATCAATGCGAGTCTGCGTATGCAGATTTGCTATCTGATTTGCCTAAATTTGAATTAGCTCTTAATCGGGTAATTACTGAGTGGAAAAATTCATGCGAGCATTATCTCAGTAATGAATCAATGAATCGCATTGCTTGGCTAGGACAGGCGGCATTGTGTATTGAAAAGGGAATTCCATCTTGCTTTAGGACTGGATATTTTCTCTTAACCAAAGAGCAGCAAAAAATGGCAGATGAATTGGCCCTTAAATATCTAAACAAATGGTTAGCATCTCAAGGGTATCATGAAGTTGATCTAATTGGAGCTGGTGTCGCATCAAAAGCGAACCTGTACTGAAAATGAAAGTTTATAGAAATCAGAACGTATTAGAGGCTGCGCGAGAAAGAATTTCATTCACCTTTGATAATTTTGAAAATGTTATTTTATCTTTCAGCGGGGGGAAAGACAGTTCAGTTATGTTTCACTTAGTTGCTGAAGAAGCTATTAGGCGTGGTAGAAAATTCGCTGTAATGGTTATTGATCTTGAGGCGCAATATAAAGCCTCTGAGAATCATATAAAAGAAATGACTGAACTATACAAAGAGGTAATTGATCTGCATTGGATTTGCCTACCTATGAGTCTAAGAAATGCAGCAAGTAATTTTCAGCCTAAATGGATTTGCTGGGATGATGATAAAAAAGACTCCTGGGTTCGTAGTATGCCAGAAGGTGCAAAAAGAGATCCAGAAGAATATCCATTTTTTCAAAAAGGAATGGAATTTGAGGAATTTATTATTCTTTTTGCTGACTGGTATGGTGGAGATAAAGACACGGCAGTTTTTGTTGGTATCAGGGCAGATGAAAGCCTAAATCGATATCGAACTATTACCTCTAACCGCAAGGAAATGTTCAAAGACCATAGATTCACCACTAAGGTAACAGATAAATCTTACAATGTATACCCTATCTATGACTGGAAGACCTCGGACATTTGGGTTTACCATCGAAAGTTCCCAGATAAGCCACATAATAAGATTTACGATCTTATGCACCAGGCGGGGGTCAAGCCAAGTCAGCAACGTCTTTGTCAACCTTACGGAGACGATCAGAGGCGCGGGCTATGGCTTTACCATCTGCTAGAGCCTGAAACTTGGTACAAGGTGGTAGCGCGTGTTAACGGAGTTAATAGCATGGCTTTATACGTTGAGGATTCTGGAAACATTACTGGGTACAATAAAATTAGTAAGCCAGAAGGTCACACATACAAGAGTTTCGTCCAATTGCTTTTAACCACAATGCCAAAAACAGTGAGAGAGCACTACTTGGAAAGATTCAGGGTTTTCATTAAGGGATGGCGCGGGCGTGGGTATGTTGACGATATTCCAGATGAGGCACCATACGTTCTTGAACAAAAACATTGGGCACCTTCATATCGCCGCTTAGCGAAGGTTTTATTGCGGAATGATTATTGGTGTAAAGGTCTTGGACTTACTCAGCCAAAATCAGAAGCATATGGTAAATATCTTGAAATTAAAAAAGAAAGAGCGGCAGAATGACCACCGACCAAATCAAAGAACGGATTAAGTACATTGAAAAGATTAAATCAGACGATGAAGTGGCCCACGGCGCTGAAGATCAGTTATACGCGGACTTCATTGCGTATGTGGCAAGCGGCGGTGAAGGCCTTGCGGAGAAGGCTAAGTTGGTTTTAACCACTAAGGACATTAAGTTTGCGCGCTGGTGCGCTTAGGGGGAATTATGTATTTACAGGAAGCATTGAAAGAAACTGGATGGGCCACAAAGAAAAGTGATCCATGCAAAGGTCGTCGGTACCGGGCCTCTCACAGAGATATCGTTGACCAGAACAACAGAGTGGCTCACTTCAACCCAGTTGAAATTGCAATTCATGACGACTGGGAGCCTTACAAGGAGCCATGCAGTCACGAGCCTAGGCATTGGAGAATTAAAGAGAATCCTTTCTGGGTTTATGAATTTGTTTGTTTTGATTGCGGCGTAAAAATAGAACCAACAGGCTGGCGTGAAATAAATTCAGGTAACGCGGATAATAAAACAAAATAAGAATTACTACTTGCAATATGGGCAGGCAGGGAATATCAATGGGGAAGAGGTGAAACATGACAAATCCAAATGAAAGATTCTGGTCTTATGTTAGAAAGACTAAAAATTGCTGGAATTGGATAGGTGGAATAAATAGTGTAGGATATGGAATATTTTGGATTAATGGCCAATCAATCGGGGCTCATCGCTATTCATTGCTATCAAAATATAAACCTCACGGTAAAAAACAATGGGCTCTCCATAAATGTGATAATAAAAAATGTGTAAATCCTGACCATCTGTATTGGGGTGACCACAGTGATAACACTACCGATGCTGTTAAAAGAAATAGAATGGCTACAGGCAAGAGGCACGGTTCACATACAAAACCATTATCAAGAGCTACATTTTTAAAAAATGGACATTCTAAACTGTCAAAGCAGGATGTTTTGGATATTAACCAGCTAGTCAACGATGGGGTACATAAGAAAATAATTGCCAAGAAATATGAAATTTGCTTGGTCACAGTTTACAAGGCAATTCAGCGAGCCAAAGCCCTCATCGAAGCTCTTAATAAGGAGGGGAAGTAATGAACCAGAAGCTTAAGAGATACGATCCAAATATGCATGGATTTCACAAAACAGATATGTGTGAAGACGCTGACGGCGATTACGTTACCTATTCCGACTACCAAAAGCTCCAAGAGCAGTTGGGGAAGGCTGAGGAAGTGATATCACTTTATATGGATCTATATGCAAGTCAGAGAGCCAGACAATACTTCAAAGAAAAGGAAAACCCATGATTCAATTCCTACACTACTTAACATTGGCAATCCTGGTAGCATCGGGGTTGTTTCTTATAACTATTTTGGCGATTAACACGCCGTTGGGGTATTGATATGGACGTGATTAAAGAGCTTGGGATTACTTTGCACACGGGTTTTTTAGATATTGGAGCTCCCCACACAATGGCTGGAGAATTTATTTATGCAAGCGAACTACGCGCAGCGATTGAGAAGCTTACGGTGGTTTATGGTTCCGAAGCGTTCAATGGGCACCTGACTTGGAACCCTAAAAAGCAGACGTTCAACACCCACAAAGCCCGTCTTATCGGGGTTGAGGAGTTGGTTAAAGAACCTATGAGGGTTGAGCGCCAATTTTTAAATGAAAAACCAGACTATTGCTACGGGTCTATAGAAGTACCAAGTCAAATTAAAGGAAAGCCGTTTAAAGTTGTTTTTGAAGAGGTGATTGAATGACCGAGGAGTCAAACGAGAATAGATCATCTAGGCATCATTACATGAATGGCTACAAGGACGGCAAGAAGGACTCAGAGGCAATCAAAGAGCTTTTTGACGAAGCAATCGAATTGATTGAAAAAAGGTATCTGATTACTCCGGCAGAATGGCTCTTACGTTTGTGCCGGGTGTTAAGATTTTGGGTGAACACATCCACGTCATCGAAAAATCTGCCTTTGATAAAGCGGTTGCGGGGCTTAAGAGAATTTCAAAAACCAGAACGAGGGATCCATTGGCTATCGAGTACCGAAAGATCGCCCGTGAAACTTTGAAAGAACTGGGGGAGTTGAAATAATTACACCACCAATCTTTCCAATTGAAACAAACCAAAGGTTAGGTTATACCCATATCCAACGAGGTGAAGCGTGAAAAAATTAGAACAAGCATTAAATACTATTGATTCTCAATACCAGACCAATCCTGGCTTTAAACCAGCAATGACAATCAACGAAAAAGCTATGGCTGACGTGGCTAATAAGTTGTATTGGATGGACTACGAAAAGCGCCAGGAAGAACAGCGCCACTTGTTGGCGGTAAATAGCCTTGCGAGACAAGAACAGACTCTTCACTATGCAGCTATTATCCTTGGTGGTCAGGCAGGATTCCTACGATGCCGTCAAGGTTGGGCCGATCTTAAATCCGGTTTCACTTGTTTACAAGAAATCACAAACAGATTGCTTGAGCCAATGGTTGATATATCCCTAGAGAAAATGACCGTACCTTTTGGCATGGAGCTTTGGGCGATTGATGATCGTGGGATGATGACTCTGATTGATGCTTTACGCGATTCTAGCGATTAAAAAAAGGAGATAAAAATGTTTGCCGAAATTAAAAATCCAGATTCCCCGTACTATCAGCAGGGCGATTGCCTGGTGAAAAAGTGCGGGACTAAGGGTGTTTTCAAGAGCCTAAATTTTGACAAGATCCCGGAAGATGCAACGCCAGTAAAAACCAATCTCATCCTGAAGGGGCAAAATAATAACCACGCTCTATATGACGGCAAGTTCCAGGTGTTTCACAAGGGTGAGCAAGTTTTTGTGAAGGTGGATGAGGAATGCGTTCTGGATCATGTCAAAGATTTGATGTCGATGCAAAGAGCTGAGCACCACGCTCAAAAGATCGGCCCTGGTGAATATTTCATCGATTCTGTGAATGAATTCGATCACCTCAAAGAAGAATCCAGAAAAATCATCGACTAAAGGAAATTGAAAATGATCAAAACACTTACGCCAGAGCAGGCAACGAAACTTTCGCAATACCGAGATAAATGGCTTGATATCGGACTTTCTACCAAGCGTGCCAACAGATCCGCCGCCGAAACAGCCGCAAAGGCAGCATATAAAGAGGCTGGATTGAAAGAACCGCAGATATTCATTTGGCTAGAGTCCCCATATCAAGGGGTGATCGGTGCGCGTCTCATCAAAGAGATTGCGAAGAAGTATGGCGCATTCAAAGCGGACCAAGTCAGGGACCAAGTCATGGGCCAAGTCATGGGCCAAGTCAGGGGCCAAGTCGAGGGCCAAGTCTGGGACCAAGTCGAGGGCCAAGTCTGGGACCAAGTCAGGGGCCAAGTCGAGGGCCAAGTCAGGGGCCAAGTCATGGGCCAAGTCATGGGCCAAGTCATGGGCCAAGTCAGGGGCCAAGTCATGGGCCAAGTCATGGGCCAAGTCAGGGGCCAAGTCAGGGGCCAAGTCAGTGGCCAAGTCGAGGGCCAAGTCTGGGACCAAGTCAGGGGCCAAGTCATGGACCAAGTCAGGGGCCAAGTCATGGGCCAAGTCATGGACCAAGTCATGGGCCAAGTCGAGGGCCAAGTCTGGGACCAAGTCAGGGGCCAAGTCATGGGCCAAGTCAGGGACCAAGTCATGGGCCAAGTCAGGGGCCAAGTCAGTGGCCAAGTCGAGGGCCAAGTCAGGGGCCAAGTCATGGGCCAAGTCATGGGCCAAGTCATGGGCCAAGTCAGGGGCCAAGTCAGTGGCCAAGTCGAGGGCCAAGTCTGGGACCAAGTCAGGGGCCAAGTCATGGGCCAAGTCATGGGCCAAGTCATGGGCCAAGTCAGGGGCCAAGTCAGTGGCCAAGTCAGTGGCCAAGTCGAGGGCCAAGTCTGGGACCAAGTCTGGGACCAAGTCAGGGGCCAAGTCATGGGCCAAGTCAGGGGCCAAGTCGAGGGCCAAGTCTGGGACCAAGTCAGGGGCCAAGTCATGGGCCAAGTCAGGGACCAAGTCAGGGACCAAGTCTGGGACCAAGTCATGGACCAAGTCTGGGACCAAGTCTGGGACCAAGTCATGGGCCAAGTCTGGGGCCAAGTCGGTAAAACAGATCTGTGGCGTGAATGGAATGAGCTTGGATTCTGGGGATCTATGGACGCTTATTGGTTGAGCTTCTATGACTACTTCCTTGAGGTGTGTGAGCTTGAGTGCTGTAAGCGCCTGGTTCCGTTGATGACGCTCGCTCAAGAAGTCGGCGTCACATGGTTCTATGAAAACGTAGTGATCTTCACTGAGAAGCCAGTCGAAATCATGCGTGACACAGAGAATCGCCTGCACTCTCTACATATGGCGGCAGTTAAATATGCTGATGGCTATTCGGTCTATGCGATCCACGGGATGCGCCTTCCAGAAAAAATCGTCACTACTCAGGTGGAAGAGATCACCAAAGAGATGATCATAGGAGAAAGCAACGCAGACTATCGTCGCTGTTTGGTTCAGCGTGTAGGTATCGACAAAGCTATTGAGATTCTTGGCGCTGAGATAGCTGATCAGGAAATGCATGAGGTCGGCGGACAGTATGAATTGCTGCTTATTGATTATCAAGGCGATGGCGAGCAGCGTCCGTACCTTAAGATGATCAATCCATCCTTAGGAGTAGCGCACATCGAGGGAGTTCAGGGTGATACCGTGGAGGAGGCTCTGTGCTTCCGAAATGATCTGGTTAAATGGATACCTCCTATTTCTTTGAGCTGATGTTTTATGAATTTAGGAATAAAATTAAAACAAATGCGCGAAAAAGCTGGCCTGTCTCAAAGGCAGGTAACTGATAAACTGGGCTGGGCAACTAACAGGCGCTATCAAATGCAGAGCGCGGTGTTTCCCTTCCACCAGTTGAGGCGATCCCAGTTTTGGCGAAGTTGTACGGAATGGATGATAAATACCTGCGCCAAATGGTTTTTGATGAGACCATGCGAATCCATGAAGCGAAGTTGAGAAGGAAGTTTAAGTTGTGATTCCTAAGCCTAAGCGCCACGTTGACCGAGAATTGCTTAATAAGGCTCACACGAGTCGATGTGTGGTTTGCGATAGGTATGGATCAGACCCAGATCACGTTAAATGCAAGGCTGCTGGTGGTGGTGATTTTGAACACAATATTTGCCACCTATGTCGTCGCCATCATACCGAAAAAGGCATGATTGGGATTTCTGGAATGGCTGAGAAGTATCCGAAATATAAGAACTGGCTACTCTCCCACGGCTGGTACTTTTGCGAAGTAAGAAACAAGTGGGTTAATGACTTGAATAACAAGGGGTGACTCATGCGCTTCGTGTTGATCGGTGTAATTTTATTGATTCTTTTTGTTTAAAAGGCAATTACTGAGTGACGAGTTGTCTTTTTGTCCGGCCTTTGGTGGTTCATGGGCCGGAAGTTTTGAGTGGAGTGATCTTGTGGTTCGCGGTAACTCGTAGGGGCCTAAACCTGAGCGCACAGGGCAAGATCATTCCCCTGAAAACCATACGAGCGGACCGCCGCAAGGGAACTTAACATAGGCACTGATTTAAGAAAGGAAAGCCTCCGTTTTTATGACAGTGGCCGAAGGTAGCGCGGTGTGGGGATCTTTGGAGGTGACTATGAAAAGAAATGAACTTGATATTCTGATTGGTCTTGTGATCGGTGCTTGGATTGGATTGTATCTTTTGAAATAAAAAACCCAGCCTTTTTAGGGGCTGGGCTATCAACTGAGGTGAAACAGTGATGCGCTATGTGTATCAGGTTTCCCTTAGTTTGCAAGGGGGAATATGCACGGCTGGGGAATTTACCAAAAAAAAGAGGGCGACTTAACGTGTTCCCCTTCAAGATTGATCGCGCTTCGTGAGTGCCCGGTCCTTTATAAAGCCAAATACATCGACAAAAAGCTGGAAGACACGAAATCCATGGACTTTGGGACTGCGGTTCACTCGTATGTGCTGGAGCCGCAGAAGTTCGCGGAAAAGTACCAGATTTTGCCGGAGAAAACCGAAGAAAATGACCTGGATTCAAAGCAACTTAATGCCCTGTGTGTTGAGCTTGGCCTAAAAAAGACCGGGACCAAGGCGGAAAAGATTGCCCGTATCCGCGAGGTCGCGCCGTTAGCGAAGCAATACGACGAGCTATTGGCCGAGATGCCTCAAGACCGCATATCACTACCCCCAGATACTTTAAACGCCTGTAAAACGATTTCTGAGCGAATCATGGCCCATCCAAAGGTAGGTCAGTGGGTTCGACTTGCGGATAAGGAAAAAAGGGGCTGGTTTACCCACGAATCAGGCATTGTAATGCGCTTCCAAATTGACTGCCCTTTTGAATACAAAGACGCCGGGGTTATCTGTGACCTGAAGGTTCACCGCGAATGGAACTCAAAATGGTTTGATAAC